TGCCGTAGTACTTCACCAGGTAGGCGTTGACCAGTCGCTGGTTGGCACCGGACTGGCAAATGGTCGAGAGCGGCGAGTCGGCGGCGCGGCCATCTCCATCGTAGAAGCCGCCATTCGCCTGTTCGAAGAACGCGGCAACAACACCATGCCGCGTGGCCCCTGCCATAACGGTCTGCACCGGCTCGTCAGGCGAACTGCCGACAGCGTTCTGTCCGAACGCAGTCATGTGTGCGGCGACCATGGCGAAGTGACCGCCTTTGACTTGAGCGACCTGAGTGCTCAGCGGCTCCTGTACGTCAAAGTTACGCTGTGCAGACCCGTTTGCGCATTCGGTGAGGAATGGCGCCGCTACCGGTTGCACCAGAGCGTGGTGGGTGCCGCCGGCACTGATCGTTGACAGTGCTTCGTCTATACCGTGAGTGCTGGTGTGTGCGGCTGAGGTTCCGCGCATGGGCACGATGAATGGCTTCGGGCTGGTAAGTACGTGGCGATAGCAGCCTCTGGCTACCCGACGCATCGTGTTCACGGCCATCGGCTTCACACGAAAGATGGTGCGGCCAACGTTGTTCCAGTCGATACACTCCGCGGCGGTACGCCATGGGTGTTGCTTGGCCGTCGGCTTTTTGTGGCGCTTGGGCTCCGGCCAGACGATCGCCTTGCCGTCACTGCGTGCTACTAGGTACAGGCGTTTGCGGATGGTCGGAGTTCCGGTTGGCTGCGATGCGCTCGCGCCACTCAACGTTGTAACCGAGGCCGCGTACCAGGCTTTCGATCGGCACGAAGTCGCCGATGGATTGAATGATCTCCGGCATATCCGGATGGTCGGCGGCCAACCCGGTGCTGAGCGCGGCAATGAATGATTTGAAAGTGCGGCCGCGCTCGGTCTTTATCGGCTGGCCTTCTTCGTCGATTGGGCCCCAGTCGCAGAACTCTTCGACGTTTTCAAGAAACATCAGGCGGGGTCGGGTTGCATGGGCCCAGCGAACTACCACCCATGCCAGGCCACGTACGCCGCGATCACGCGGTGCGCCACCCTTCGCCTTGCTGTGGTGACGGCAGTCTGGCGAGGCCCAGAGGATGCCAACGGGCTGTCCACCAGTTGCTAGCACTGGGTCAACTTCGAACACGTCCGCAACGTAGTGCGCTGTTTCCGGGTGGTTGGCGCGGTGAACGGCCAGCGCGATCGGGTTGTGGTTCACCGCCACATCCGGCTCCCGGTACGCCCGGGCGATACCGGTGCTGGCGCCACCGCCACCAGCGAACAGATCCACCACCAGTTCTTTCTGGAAGGGCAGGCCCATGCTCGGCTGGCCATGGATGAACTGGGGTTTCTTCTGTTGTGCGGACATAGAGATGCCTCGTCGCCAAACGGCTACAGTGTTTTTTGGTTAAAGTGGAGGATTCGTAATGCTGGAAGGTGCAGAGGATTCGGAGCGAATAGCTGAGTTTTACGAGTACATCCAGGATGGCGGCGTCAGGGAGGCTTTCGCATTACTGGTTGGTACTTTCACCTGCCTGAAAAGTGTCAGTTGCAGGACGGCCAAGCAGGGAAAGGTCCGCTCTGTTGCTGTTAGCCAGGGTGATGCGTGGTGCTTTTCGATCATGCCGTCACGCAAGAAGCTGCTCTTTCATTGGCGGCCGCCAGTTGTTGACCGGTATCGACCTCATATAGAAGCCATAAGGGCCCTTTTCCCGGAAAACTTTACCGACAAGTCGCACAAAGATGCTGAGCACTGGGCAATCAGCATTGAATCAATTGAGGAGGCTTTGCGACTGCTGCTCATCCTCGACCTCAACTGATCCGCGCCGGCTGGCTTGATTCGTTGAAGTGGGGTATTTGTGTTCGGCCCGGCATGGCGCCGGATCAGGGAGAAATGCGATGATTTTGAACTGTCCGAAGTGCGAAGAGCCTCTGGTTGTAGAGCGTCCAGAGTCGCTGGAGCGTGATGAGCAACTCGCAGGATGCAAGTGTGCAGCGTGCGGTGTCGTGCTCAGCGATGAGGAGATCGGTCAAGCCATCAAAAGCGCACTGGATGTGCTCTTCGGAAAGTAGATGTCTCCAGGCAAACGCCTGCCTCACCGGCTGGCGTCAAGTAAGTTTGTGGGCTATGTATCTATGTCCAGCTTGATGGGGGGCAGACATGAGACTGCAAAGCGATATCGATGCACTCGCGGCAATCGAGGAGGACGCTCAGATGATGCTCAAGCGGATAGGGATTCCCGACGACAAGCAAAAGCTTGAGGTCGTCATTTGCTTGCGGCAGATCATCGATCTGGCCACTTACAGGAAGGCGATAGACCGAGTTGCCGAGCCTTAGGTGCGGTAGGCGACGAAGCCAGCCGCCCAGCTAACTGGCGTGATCTGTTGAAGTGGGGTATTTGTGTTCGGCCCGGCATGGAGCCGGATCAAGGAGCTGTGATGTTTGCGCGAATCGTTGTGGGTATTTTGATTGGCCTTGCTGCTGGCCTATTCCTGAGCGGGAAATTTTCCCTTGAGGAAAAGACGCTACAAATCATCCAAGGCTTTATTGGCATTGTGGCGATAGGCTTCATCGCCGCTTCGTTCATGTTTGGTGCAGTATTCGGGGTTATGGCAGTCGCTGAGATTGCTGTTGGTTATTTCGCTTACACCAAGCTGTTTCAGGGCAGTGCTGCCAAGCCATGAGTGAAAAGGGTCAGGCCGCGAGCCGCTGGTAAAGCTCGATGATGTCGGCGGCGTTGGCGGCGACCAGCGCTTCGGCTTCGTCTGGACAGACACTGTTACCGATCAACCGCACCTGGTCGGTCTTGTTGATGTCGCGCCACTCTTCGGCGCCGGTGACCGGATCAACGAACAGGCCGCGATCGATGATGTAGTCCTTGTCGAAACCTTGCGCCGCCTTCAGCTCCGGCGGTTGCAGCATGCGCAGGGTGATATCCACCAGCACATAGCCGCCGACCGTCACCATTTCGGCCGGGTCTTTGAAATGCTCCGGCAGGTATTCGTGCATGAAAGCGGCACAGCGCCGGGCGCCTTCCATCTGTTCAGGTGTCAGCGTGTCCGGCACCTGCACAACCTCGACCAGTGCAACACGGTCCTTCGTGGGCAGGGTGTGCATCGGCTCAGTGGGCGAAATGCCGTCCTTCTCGTTGCCGTAATACTTCACCAGGTACGCGTTCACCAGCCGTTGGTTGGCGCCGGACTGGCAAATGGTCGAGAGAGGCGAGTCGGCGGCGCGGCCATCGCCATCGTAGAAGCCGCCGTTCGCCTGTTCAAAGAACGCTGCAACGATACCGTGTCGGGCCGCGCCGGCCAGTACCGTCTGGGTCGGTTCGGCCGGCGAGCTACCGACGGCGTTCTGACCGAACGCCGTCATGTGCGCACTGACAATTGCTTGCTCGCCACGGTTGGCGCCGGTGACCGCACGGAAAGCGTCATCCGGCGAATACCCGCTGCGTTCGCCATGGTGCGTGAGGTGGGTCAGGTGGCAGGCAGCCAGCGCGAAGTGGCCGCCTTTGACCTGCGCGACCTGGGTGCGGAGCGGCTCAACCGCGCTGAAGTTACGCTGAGCTGAGCCGTTGGCGCATTCGGTGAGGAATGGTGCGGCAACTGGCTGCACCAGTGCGTGGTGCGTGCCGCCGGCGCTGATGGTCGAAAGTGATTCGTCAGTACCGTGGGTGCTGGTGTGCGCTGCCGATGTGCCGCGCATCGGGACAATGAAAGGCTTCACGCTGGTCAGCACATGCCGCCAGCAGCCTTTGGCCACTCGCCGCATGGTATTCACTGCCATTGGCTTGTCGCGGAAGATGGTGCGGCCTAAGTTGCTCCAATCGATGCACTCGGCGGCTGTGCGCCAAGGCTGCTGTTTTGCCGTCGGCGTTTTATGGCGTTTCGCTGCCGGCCAGACGATTGGCTTACCGTCACTTCGCGCCACCAGGTACAGGCGCTTGCGGATGGTGGGCGCCCCGGCATTGGCCGCGATGCGCTCGCGCCACTCCACGTTGTAGCCCAAGCCCCGCACCAGAGCTTCCGCTGGAACGAACTCGCCTATCGACTCCAAAATCTCTGGCATGTCAGGGTGATCTGCAGGGAGCCCGGTGCTTAGCGCTGCTATGAACGATTTGAAGGTGCGGCCGCGCTCAGCCTTGATTGGCTGGCCTTCATCATCGATCGGCCCCCAGTCGCAGAACTCTTCGACGTTCTCAAGGAACATCAGGCGCGGCCGAGTGGCATGGGCCCAGCAAACAACCACCCAAGCCAGGCCTCGTACACCGCGATCGCGGGGTGCGCCGCCCTTGGCCTTGCTGTGGTGGCGGCAGTCGGGCGAGGCCCAGAGGATGCCGACGGGTTGCCCCCCGGTGGCCAGCACCGGGTCAACCTCGAACACGTCCGCGACATAGTGGTCCGTTTGCGGGTGGTTGGCGCGGTGAACAGCCAGGGCGATTGGATTGTGGTTTACCGCAACATCCGGCTCACGGTACGCCCGGGCAATGCCGGTGCTTGCGCCGCCGCCACCGGCGAACAGATCAACCACCAACTCTTTCTGAAATGGCAGGCCCATGCTCGGTTGGCCATGGATGAACTGGGGTTTCTTCTGTTGTGCGGACATAGAGGATCCTTGCCGGTATATTTGGCGGATAAATTTGGGGGAGTGGGCCGGAATGCTGAACGAGTACGGGAAAGAACTATTTAAGCCTTGGTGCTCTATACAGAACGTTGTCGCGGGCCTATCAGTGCTCTTTCTAATGGCTGTGTGTATCACGCACTTCAGTCTGAATAGCAGCGAAATAGCAAGTTGGGTTCAGGCTATCGGATCAATCGCCGCGATTTGGGGGGCGTTTACGGTTAGCAATACTCAAGTCAAACGACAAATTGCGCAAAAAGTTGAGGAGGATAAACGTAAGGCTGGTGCACATTTTGCGGTTGTAAAAAGTGCAGCGGAGCATACTAAAGCTCTGTGGGAAATAGCGCGCCAAGGTCCCGATATAATAATTTTTGATACAATTTGGAAGCGGATGTTCTCTGACTTGTTTGATATATCAGTAAGTTCACTAAAGCAACTTCCAGCTCATGAAATGGGAAGTTATGATCTAGTTGTAAACTATATTAGTATTGCTGGCGCAATGGCGAACATTGCCACAAGGGTGAGGACTTGGCAGTCCGCAGGCTCCCTGACCCAAGAGCACGGAGAGATTATGTTCCGCGATCTTGAAGTGCAGTTCCATCTGGTTGCATTTAGCTGGGGGCGATTTCAGGAAGCTTCAGTACAGTGAACTTAACCTTGGCCAGGCCGGTCACCCGGCCTGTAAAATCTACTTCGGATCGAAGGCGCCCAGAGACAAAGCCGCATTGGTACCGATTTTCTCTTGTAGCACGGTTTTGAATTCCTGCGCGATGTCTTCCCGCTGAACTTCTTCCCCTACCCAGCGCAATTTCAAAGCGGGCTGTGCACCGCTGGTGATCACAGAAATTCGCAAGTTGATCTGTTGCTCGGTAAGGCCTTCGAACGGGATCGTGTTGAACAGAAGTGCGACCGGCAGTGTTTCTTTGCTGCGCGCCTCGATCTGATCCATGGCGCTGCGGCTGGCGCTGGTATCACCGACTGTGGTTTCGGATTCGCTGGTCGCTTTGACGGTGATCGTGCGAACGGCCGCGATGGCCTTGGCAACAGGGATTGCCTTGCCTTCATCATCAACTGGCGTCAGGTATTGGTGCCAGTCTTCGATCCAGTCGCTGAGCTCTTTCTGAGACATGGCCCGGCCACCGATGGACTGGGCGGCCTTGTAGCCAGCCGATGCCTTCAGCTTCAGCACCGCGCGGTCATCGGCGTGACCCGGCAGCGCATCGGTGCCAAGGTTGAACAGCAGTGTGCAGGTCATTTCATCCTGATCGATGAAGCCCTTGGCGGTCGGGATTGCCCGGTCGGCCACGTAGGCGCTGAAGTCGGCCAGCGAGTGGGTGGAGTAGATGCCACGGAAACGGCTGCGGCCGGCCTGCCATTTCTCCAGGGTGACCACTTGGCAGCCTTCGGGCAGCACCACGGTAGGCGTGTAGGTGCCGAGCGGCTTGCCCGCGGCTTGTAGGGCGGTATCGGTGATGAGCTGTACTGCGTCTTTGGTGAGCGACATCGGTCAGATCCTTGTGAGAGGTAGAATTAGGTGCGGGGTTTGATTGGGGCTTCTTCGCGGGTGAAGAGCTGGTCGTGCTTCTCAGCGAAAAGGGTGATCCTGCCGCCGGAGCCGACGTGCATCGGTGTGTCCAGGCTGGTGTTCTCGCTGCGGGTACCGCGCTTTGTCGGCACCTTGTATTCGAGCTTGTGCTTGATCTTCACCTGGTGCGATTCGCCTATCTGGGCGAAGTCCAGGGTGATCACCAGCTTTCCGGCCTTGCCGTGGTCGACGACCCCGGCAGCTACTTCGGAGAGGGCGTAGCCAATCTGGCTGGCGAATGCGCCGCCGTTAAGTTCTTCGAGGAACTCTGCGGTATCGGTAGGGGTGGACATTGCTGTTTCTCCGGAATGGCCGACAGGCCGCTGGGTGGAAGATTGAATTGGGATTGGCGAAGGCGCTGGCGCACCTGGTTGCTGAGGCGCTTCACGATGTGAACTTGAAGCCGTTTTCGCGGGCGATGAGGCGGGCGCGCTTATGGTCAATGCCGAGCGCTTCGGCTGCTTTATTCAGGGAGGAGCCGCTGTCGGCCAGCGTCTTCAGCTCCGGTGCCAGCTTGTCCCGCCCGGCGCGGAGCTTGTTGGTGTGATTGGTACCGAACGTGCCGTCCTTTGTACCGCTGACGCCTTGGGCAATTTCCTGCACCGACTTGCCGGCGCCGAAGTAGTGCTCCAACTGCTGGTTGAGGTTCGTGATGATTGAGTCGCGCGGGTTGGGCATTGGTACGCCGATCATTTCCGATCACCCGAGAGCGAAAGCTTGATGCCGTCGGCGCGCGCTTCCAGTACCTGGGCCAGATTGATCGCTTCCTTCCACGTCCAGCGGAACCCCTTCACCTTGCTGGTTGAGCGCTCAACGATGTGATAGGCGTTGCCCTTGGTGACGACCTGGTAGCGGATCTCTTGCACGGGCTGATCCTTGCCGATCAAGGCGTAGAACGCGGTGGCGATGCTTGCGCGGGCACGCAGGGCAGCAACCCCGTCGACTCGCTGTTGAAGTAGTTGATGCATGGCGATTCCTCGATGGGGTTGCGTGTATTCGTCAGCACTCGGTCCTCCTGCTGGTTGCCGTTGGGAGCAGGGGAGAGTGCTGACGGATAAAGGCAGGCGTAAAAAAGCCCGATCGGAACCGGGCTTTTGTTTGCGTCACGAAGACCTCCCTACGTGAGCGCCCCCCAGGCCCGCTACTGGCGACGGCCTGGGTTTTAATCATCAGCGGTGACCTTGAACTTGGGGTGGCCTACCGATTGCTCGGCCGGTGCGCGGTGACACCGTCGGCCCAGATGTCCGCTGCCTGCTTGGGTGTTGGGCGCAGCCTTCAGGCTTACTGCGCCACGCAGTTGGATCGCTTACTGGTGCATGGGTGCAAATCCTCCGTGCTGGGTTAGTTGAATGCAGGTGGCCGGTATAAGCCGGGGATTCGTCCGCATCGGGGTGTGATCTGGTGAGGGTTTATTGCGCTCTCGGCCCTGAGGCTTACTCTGCATACCAGCCAGATCACACTCCGATGCGGCCTGGTGCTGGGGAGTACCAGGTGCTCGGGCAGTTAACGGCAGGCTGCCGTGGCTCTGGTTGTTCAGTTCGGTTGCGCAGTTAGCTCGGAAATCAACGCTGAATCGATTAGTAGCGCGTTTTGAGTGGCTGTCTTTTTGATGTCACCTTCGGCAGCGTAAGTTGCCTCCAAGGCCTCAGCGTGTAGCGCCCGCGCTTGCTTAAGCTTTTCTTCCAGGTCGATCACAACCTTTAGGGCGCGAGCTTCTTCAGTAATACATCGTGTCAGGCTGGCAATTAGGTCGTCTGCAGCGGCATTCATTTTGGTGTCCTCGGTTGTCATCCCGCTGCCCACTCAGTGAATGGGCAGAAGTGATGCTATCGAGCGAAGCGAAACCACATCACCATGCCCAGGGCGAGACCAGAGATGACTCCGACCAGGTATGCGACAGAGATGATGTGAAGAAAGCTCGCTCCCACAAGCAGGGCAAGGCCCAGCAGGATTGCGGTGAGCAAGCGGCTGATCACCGCACCACCTTCACAACGCTGTTGATGCCCTTGTCCACGGCGCGGCGAACTTTCTTCGCTTCATCCGGTTGCAGGCTCGCCAGGTAGTCGTTGTTGAAGACGATCTGCGCTCGCAGGCAGTAGGTCTTCGGGTCTTTGAAGCTGTTCGAGGTGTCGAGCCCACTGCGCGCTTCCTTGGGGATCGAACAGTGTCGGTAGAGCGGGTTGTTGTTGGCGTCCTTCGAGTCTTCGAACGAGTTGTCATTGACCTCGCCGATCAGGATCTGCTTGCCGAAGTCCTCGGTGATGTCGCTGGTGATCGCGCCGGCCCGACCGATGTACAGCATCCCGGCAATCTCGATGCGGACACCGGCCTTGCTCACGTAACCCTGGCTGACCGCTTCGGCGGCGCTGTACCAACTGTCGAACTCGACGATGCGCGCACCCTCGTAGTCCTTGTCGGTCTTGATCCAGTTGCGAACCGTGACCAAGGCGCCGGAGCCAGACACCGCCGCGAAGGCGTATTTCGCCGCCACACTGTCCTTTTCCATCTTGCCGAAGTCATCGACACCGGCCTTGCTGTGCAGCCAGTAAACAACCTCTTCGTGAGCGTCGGTCACCTTGATGTCCGCCGGCATCGGCAGGCTGGTCACCGAGTCGTTTTGAATGATCGCGATGTCACAGGCGCCGTCCTTTAGCTTCTCGGCGTTCTCGACGCTGCCGCCGGTGTTGATCACCTTCAGCTCGCTGCCGGTCTGTTTGGTGACCGAGCTGCCAATGGCAGACCCGAGCTTCTCGTAGAAGCCACCTTCACCGCCGGTACAGAAGCGGAGGGTGGGCGGTGCTGCGCTGGCCATGGCTGAAACACTCAGCAGCACGGCCAGCAATAACGCTTTCGATTTCATGGGTGTTCCTCTGGGTTGGTTTGCATCCCGCTGCACCCTGTCGCCAAGGTGCAGCAGTGATGCTTTCCTACTCAGGCCGCTGCCTCTTCCTGAATACGCTGGTAAATCTCTTGGCGATGCACAGCGACATCTGCCGGCGCCTCAACTCCCAACTTCACTTGCTGCCCGTTAACGCTCAGCACCGTAATGCTGATGTCGTCATTGATACGGATGGTTTCGCCTGGCTTGCGGGTAAGTATCAACATGGTCCAGCTCCTTGGTTAATTTCCCGTCTGGCCCTGTCGCCAAGGCCAGCCAGTGAAATCTTTCCCATTACCGCCGGAGGGGCGGGGCGCATTGCTTGCCGGGTCATTCACACGGTTAAGGCGTTTCACCATCGAGCAGCCGTTCAGGTTGTTCCTGTCGTTGGCAGGCTTTCGGGCCTGTCTGCTCGCCGGTCGCCGGTAGAGGCAATGGGGTCTGTTGTTTGTTGCGCTGACTGTTAAAGAGCGGCGGGTCTGTTAAGGCCCTGGCCGGCTACTTGTGTTTCACTTTGCAAGTCGGCTTGCATTTATAAAAGCATGCTTGTGTATTGAATGCAAGCACGCTTGCATTTATTTTTTGTACTGTACGGATATACAGCATCAGCAAAGGAGGTGTTTTATGGCGAAGCAGGACAAGAAGAAGGAAGTGGGGCCGAAGCCAATGACGGGAATGGAACGGTTGTCGTTGCGGGTTTCATCTATGATCAATTACCCGTCGTCGCAGCTGAACAGGTGCGTGACGATTAATCGGCTGCACTCGGACGGGCAGATGGAATGGGACGAGCTACTGACAGTTCTGTCGGATGCAGATGGCATAGACATGACCATCAACGACGAAGATGAGTCGATCACCCTGGAGTGGGAAGCAGCCAGTGACGATGATCGACCTGTTGAAGTAGGCGATGTGGAGTTGACCGATGCACCGGCGCCTTTCTGAGCCTGTTGCGAGCTCGGAGATGATTACGCTGGTGGCGTTTGTTGGGCGGTCTGCGCTTGACCAGTTCGGCGGAGGGTAATTTTACCGGAGTAGTAGTCTTGACTTGCGGTTGCAAGCAAGAGCTGGCTACTACTCATCACTTGCAGGAGCTTTTGATGCTCTTCGGAGCCAGGCGTTAGATTTTTTAACCCTGCTTTCGCGTCAGCGATGTCATTTTTCAACGCTTTCTTATAGACCGCCAGTTCGGTAGGAACCATGTAGCGATGGATGGCAGAAATAAACAAGTGTGAGACTATAGGCCCTACAAAACTTGCAATAAGAATTCCGGTCTGTTGGTCAGCTTCCGGGAGTTTAGAACACAGTCCCACAAGTAACATTGTAAGCCCACCAGCTCCAGCAGGCGTAAAACGATCGATCACCGCCCCATTACTCATGCCAGCTCTCCTTAGCGGCTGAGATCTTTTCGACCACCTTGCCATTAGCCATTGCGCTAATTTTTATCTCTGACACGCATTTCCCGTCTTCGAAATAATTAACGATCAATACTTCGTCTGCAACATAAAGGTCTAAGAAGTACCGGCTCGCATACCAAGAAAAGCAAGCAAGAAAAGGGCTGATTATTATCAGCCCTATGTAAATCAGCACCAATCCCATGTCGTGCGTAATGAACATTGCTCGCTCCTCAAACTAAGCGATCTTCCCTTTTGACCCAGTGGCGAGTCACCTCAATTACCTCATACAGTATAGTCGATCTGGTCGGTCTTTCGGTAGTTGTGACTCTGATTTTTGCTTCATAAGAGTCTGCCTTCTTGAAAGTTTGCTCGTTTGCTTTGACTTTGGTTAAAAAGGATGCATCCTGCATTAGTGCCGATTTTTCAGTTCCGTCAGTAAATATTATTTTCCATCCATGCTTAGAGTCAAAGTTGACTTGTGAAAAGCTTATGCTTGTATGTAAGTTTTCGATAGTGACATCTTCCATGCTGCCAATAGGCATGGGTAAAAAATCTTCAAGTCGGCTCTCATCGATTTTGAGCACCTCATGATGTGCACCGTCCAGGACCTTGAATTCAGCATTTTTTTTATCGTGAAGAGGTGCTTCAATAATTTTATGTAGCGAGTCACGAATTTTTTTGTTACCTACCAGCTCGGCTATTTTCTTGTCTACCCTTACTTCGCCGTCCTCAGTTACAACAACTGCTTCATCCAACGCTTTGTCAATTTTAATGCGAACGATTTTTCTATTTTTTAACTTTTTTATGGTGGCAATTAAAGTAGGAATGCCAAGTGCAGTTGCTGGTGCAGAGAAACCTATATATTGTAAAACCTGTAAGGCTTCTGGAGTGCTTGCTTGCACAAGGAAGTCGACAATCAAAGACCCTTTTTTTGCTGGTGTTGTAACCATTAGCTCTAGGTCGGATCTACCTTTGGTCAGCTGAAGGGTCGCTTCGTCCAAAAGGTCAGCCATCGCTGAAATAGCAACACCTAAATCTTTAGCGTTTATTTTATGAGCTGAAAGATCCGGTGTCTCAGCATCCCAAGAGATGCTGAATTTCTCGAATTCCTTTTTCAAAAATGTCTCCCCAGACTGCAAAAGTATTGATGTGAATTTGTTCTTTTTTTATTCAGGCTTTACGTGCATTCCAGATCAGCAGAACCTTTGCATGGATTGCCACGTCGTCGATCCTGGCCTGCTGATCTTTGTGTTTCTCGTTGTCCGATATAAGCCAGAAGTGGTCTTCATCGCACATCTGGACACGCTTGATGTAGAGCAAGCCATGCCAGGTGAGGACGTATATGCCGTCACCGACGAACTCATTGATGCCTCGATCGACGATCACCGGATCCTTGTCGTTGATCGTGCCTTCCATGCTTTGGCCCCAGCCGGTGATTACTGCCAGGGCATTGAGCGCGGTGTAGGTAACGCCTTTCTCGCGCAGCACATCCTCACGCACGATCAGATTGCGGATCGTTTCGTTGTATTCCGGCGGCACCTGGCCGTGGCCCATCGCCGCCCGAATGTCGTACTGTGGAATCAGTACCTCATCTGGACGAGCGCGTATACCTGAGAAGTCGGCAGGTATCACGTTGCCCGACTTGACCTCTGTTGCTGTCTCTTCCACCGCTTCGGCAATCTTCTGCCGGGCGTCATCTGAAAGATTTTTCCCATGCTTGGCAAGCATCTGCTGAACAAGATCTGCTGCCGACTTGGTCGGCTCAACTGAAGCCTTCCCAGGAGCTGAACGGCGGGGCGGCTCACCTTTGCCCGACAACAGCCAATCGACTGTCGTGTCGTAGCCTTCGGCGATAGCACTCAAGTTCTCATTTTTGATGTTTCCGGTATCGCCCGCAAACCACTGGCGCACAGCTTCGTAGCTGACCCCGCAAGTGGTCGCTATGTCGCGCTTGAACCCGCGCGAGCCTACCTCGGGCTTTCGCGCAAGGACGAGCTTCGTAATTCGATCAGTAATTTTCATGCGAGCAATCTACAAGGAAGCTTGTCAAGCATGCTTGCCTTGAAAACACAAGCATGCTTGAATATGAGTAAGGCGAAGGAGGTCGGCATGACCAAAACACAAGCAATCAAGCATTTCGGCTCTGTCTCAGCGCTGGCAAAGGCTCTCGGAGTCACCTACGAGGCGGTACGCCAGTGGGGCGACGTGCCCGAGCTGCGCCAGTACCAAATCGAGCGAATCACCCACGGTGCCTTGAAAGCAGAGCAGAAGCATGAAGCTGCATAGGCATGCCACCCGACGGTTCAACTATTACCTGAATTTCAACAGCAAGGAGCATTACCCATGAGCGATACATCACGACCCAACCACAAGCACGTCAACCAAACAAAGGTACTCCTCGATGACGAGTTCGAAGGCTTGCTTCAGTTCGCCGCGAAAATTCATCGAACTAAAAAATCAGTGCTGGCTCGCGAGGTTCTGAAGTCCTGGCTGATCTCTGTTGTTGAAGATGATAAGCGCGATCGTCGTCGCGGCTAAGCATTTCCGCAGGGACCAAGTAGGGACCAAACAGGGACCGGGGAGTAGCTATGCCAGAAGAAGAGATGGGCATGGAGCTCGAGGAGTTGGTCAGCAGTGATGATCTTGAGTTGCTGAGGGCGGAGGCTGATCGGAGAGGTATGACCTTAGCCGAGATGGCAAAGCACGGCATCCAGACAGAGTTCACACGCAGAACCAAGCCGAGATCAATGCAGGGAACGATCCAAGCGTTTCGTAGAAGGACCGATTGAGCAAAGTCGCCAAATCGGAGACACAAAAAAGCCGGTGGCTAGACCGACTTCTTCACAACGCAAAACACTGAGGGGCCATTATGAACACGATCGTCGTTCCAAGCAATACGGTCACGATGTCGAGCCGGGAGATTGCCGATCTGACTGGCAAGCAGCATAAGGATGTCATTCGTGACATCCGCGTGATGCGCAAAGCACTTGCTGATGATGGCGCAGATCTGCGCCATCTCCATGAAGAGAAGGATGGGCGGGGCTACACCTCCGAATTCCACCTTGATCGAGTGCTGACAGAAACCCTGTTGACCGGTTACAGCATTCCGCTTCGCCATCGTGTCGTGACACGTTTGGGCGAATTGGAAAAGGTGTCACGACAGGTTGTCACGCTGCCTTCAAATTTCGCGGAAGCACTCCAGCTCGCCGCCGATCAAGCCCGCCAGAACTCCACCCTACAGCAAGTTATCCAGCAGCAGGCGCCGAAGGTACAGGCGCTCGAATTGCTCAGCAAATCCGCCGGTTCTGTTTGCATCACAACTGCCGCCAAGCAACTTGGCGTTGGACCCTTGAAGCTCTTCGGGTGGATGAGTGCCAACCGCTGGATCTACCGCCGTACAACCTTCGCATCCTGGTCCGCTTATCAGCCCCGCCTGAGCTCCGGCTTGCTCGAGCACAAGCTGGTGCAGTTAGGGAAGAGTAACGAACAAGACATCAAGATCGTCGAGCAAGTCATGGTCACCCGCCTGGGCATCACCACCTTGGCCGAACAAATTCAAGGAAACCCGCTGTGAGCGTTCAAGCTATGTCGTGGGCGCTCTCTCTGCCCGTCCAATCCCTGAAAGACTCAAGTGCGCGTCACGTGCTGCTGTGCCTGGCCAACTACGCCGGCTCCAATGGCGCTGGTGCCTTTCCATCCGCCTCAACCCTGGCTCAGGACACCGGCCTCTCCGAGCGCACCGTCCGGTACAAGTTGGATGATCTGGAGAAGTGCGGACTAATCCTAAAGGGCAATCAGGCTATTGCCGCCGTTCACATCGACCGACATGACCGCCGACCAGTCGTTTACGACCTCCAACTATCGCGGGGTGCAAATCCTGCACCCCGCTCGGAGCGGGGTGCAAATGACGCAACGGGGTGCAACCAGCAACAGAACGGGGTGCAGCCTGGAACAGAACGGGGTGCAGAATCTGCACCCAATCCATCACTTAACCATCAGGTAACCGAAGAGCAGCTGCAGCGCGAGTTGGTCGATGAGATTTCTCGACAGGATCAGGCCGCCGTCGAGGCGCTGGATGACCGCCAACGCTTCGCCATGTTCGCCACATGGGTACCAAACGAAAAGGCGCTCGCTGATCAACTCACCATTGCTGCGTTGCCCGATGACTCGGTGACGGTCGAGCTGCTCTCCGGGTTCAAAGGGTTCTTCGTTGCCAAGACTGGAACCGTCGACAGCGCGGCAGGTTGGTGCTACCGGCTGATCGCCTGGGTAAAGCGCGAACGTGTGAAGGCTGCCGGATCTGCATCGTCCGTCGACTCGGACGAGTTCGATGACGAAGACACCCAGTGGATGAAAGGAGCTTCGAAATGAGATCTGTCTCCAGCGTTGCTGCCCGAGCCATGACGCAGGTGTACCACGGCGAATTCGTTGAGGCGAACACCGAAGTAACGGTCCAAGCCCGGCAGGAACAAGAACGTGAAACGGGGAAAGTTATCAACCAGCTGTTTCGCCAGTTGCGGTCGATCCGCACGGCATGGCGCCAGGCATGGCCGGACAAGAAGTCCTATATGGAGTCGAAAGCCACCTGGTTGAAGGCGTTCATCGAAAACGGGATCTGCACGCAGGAGCAGATTGATATTGGCCTGATCCGGTGCCGTGCCGAGCCTTCCGACTTCATCCCGAGTGTGGGCACGTTCATTCAAGGTTGCGTGCCTGCACCAGAGATGCTCAATCCGCCGCTTCCGAGTGTGGAAGCAGCCTACAAACAAGCCCTCCGCAACTGCCACCCGACCATGCATGGCGTTGCAAAGTGGTATCACCCTGCCGTTTACCACGCTACGGCCGCGGCCGGGTTCAACAGCCTGCCGCTGCTCAGTCGTGAACTGGGTTTGATCAGTTTCGAAAAGCGCTACCTGGAACAGGTCCGCAAAGTTTGGATGGGTGAGAAGTTGGGCCCGGTACCGGTTGCTGAGCTCGCCGCGCCTTCGACGCGTACGCCGGAGGTTGGCAATCAGGCGCTGGCCGAGTTGCGGGCCATGCGTGCGCGAGGGGGTGCCCGTGCCTAATCCGTATCTCGTAACGACAGACCCGGCGGATTACCGCTTTGCCGTGCACTGCTGCAGCTACAAGTGGGAGCTCACTGACAAGCCCGACCGCGCCGTCGCGTTGTTCGAGTACTCGTCGGCCGCCTTGAAGTTCGGCCAGGTGATGTGGCCTTCCACGTACGAAGTAATCGATCGCACCACGGGGGAGCGGGTATGCGAGTGACCTCCAAGAAACTCCGCGCCTCGGCCAACGGCCAGGAATGCACTGTCCGCCTTCCGGGCATCTGCAACTACAACCCAGCCACCACCGTGCTCGCGCATTTGCCGTGCGGGCAGAAGGGCATGGGCATGAAGGGCTTCGACACCGTGGCGGTATACGCCTGCAGCGCCTGCCAAGACGTCATCGACGGTCGCGCCGCGGGCGACGTTGATTGGTACGACATGCCGCGGGCCATCGCTGAAACACATGAGGCCCTGATCCGGGCCGGAATACTAACCGTGAAGGGGGCTGCATGATCGACCCAATGACTCTGCTCGTCCTGATGATCCTCGCCAGTTTGGCGCTCTACGAAGTATACCGCCGCCTTAATGACTGGCACCGGAAAGCGCGTGGTGACCGCAAATGAAGCCGGTGGCCATGAAGTTGTTCAAGACCTGGACCACCCGCGCCAAGCCGGTCGACCGTGAGGGGCTGGAACAGTCGGCGCTGATGGCCGAGCTGCGTGCCCGCATGCCTGAAGTTGCTGACCTGATCTTTCACGTCCCGAACGGTGGGCATCGGGTGAAGGCCGTCGCGGCCAAGCTGAAGGCCCAAGGCATGAAAGCCGGCATCCCTGACCTGGTCCTGCCCATGGCACGTGGCGGGTTCTTCGGCCTATACATCGAATTCAAGGCCACGCCGCCGAACGGCGCCGCGATCTCGGACAGCCAGCACGAGCGCATTCGCAAGCTTAATGCCCAGGGTTATCTGGCGGTGGTATGCCGTGGCCACTTCGACACGATGGAGCAGATCCGCGCCTACCTGCGTCTCGCTCCTACAGTGGTGGCCGCGTGAGCAGTGCTGCCGTGAAAATTACTGACGCCGAGATCAAGCGTCAGGCTGCCGGGGTCGTGCGGGATCTGCGTGACATCGAGAACCGCGGCCTATACCTGCGCTTCACCAAGGCGCGTGCTCGTGCGTCCTGGTACCTGGTGACCAAGGGCGAATGGAACCTGATTGGCAGTTATCCCGACCTCACCACCAAGCAGGTCGTGACCGCGCTGCCGTCAATCCGCCTACGTCTGGAAGCCGGCACCGCCGCGAACCTGTCGAAGTGGGTCATTGTTGGCGAATTGCTGACCTGGTACGCCGAGCGCATGTCGCGCGACCGCAACCTGTCGAGCAAGCGAAAGAAGACCGGTGCCTCTGCAATCAAATGTCACCTGATACCGCGCTTGGGAGACCTGGCACTGACCGGCGTCGACAAGGCGACCCTCGACAGCCAGCTCATGTGGCCGCTGCAGGAAAGCATTTCCATCGACTACGTGCGCTCGGTGTTCCAGCTGCTGGCCCTGGCCTTCCGGCAGGCGTTCAAGCTGGGTCTGATCTCGGCCAACCCGATGGCGACCATCAAGTTCAACGACTTCTCGAAAGCCAAGGTCGGGATTAAGCCGTCGCGCCTGCGTGGAGTGCAGCTGTCGGGCCTGCTGGAGCAACTAGCCGCCGTCATGGAGCCCGCACCGCTCGATTCCATGCTCGCCCTGATGATGCTCTGCCACGGCACGCGCATCGGCGAAACCCGGCAGGCACGCTGGTCGCACATCAGCCTGGCTGAGCGCGAATGGTTCATACCGGCCGAGCACACCAAGACCGGTGTCGAGCATCACCTGCCGTTGACCGAGCAGGTGTGCGCGCTGCTGATGCGGTACCGCGAGGGCCAATACGCCCGAGACTATGACGGCCAGTTCCTGTTCCCGGCGCGCAACGGCAAGGCCCTAAGCGAAGGCCAGGCCAGCGCCGTGTTTGCCCGGTTGGGGCAGGGCGAATGGACCAGTCACGACCTGCGCAAGGTAGCCCGTACCGGATGGGCAGACCTCGGCATCGACCACCTGATCGGTGAGCTACTGATCAACCACGCGATGGGTCACAACGTGAAGGTGTACATCCAATCGGACGTGATGGGGCGCAAGCGTGATGCCTTGCAACAGTGGCACGCCCATCTAGACCAGAAGGGTTTTTCCCTGATTCACGGATTGACCGGCTTTAGATTCGGAGATTCCGGGAATGCTCTGGAAGCCTCAGAACATAAGGCCTGCGAGGTCAATCAAGAATCAACCATAGGCGAGGTTTAAAAATGGATAAAAGGACACACGGACCCGCCTTTGTGCGCTGCCTGATCCCGCTCACCGACTGCCCATCGTGCGCTGGTAAAGGTGTTATCCAGGGTGTGTTTCACCAGCTCGACTGCATCGGTTGCCACGCCTCCGGCCAGGTACATGCGGTGACGTTGGAGCCGCTGTTGATCGAAGACTTGGTGGTCCAGCTTGGTCGGTTGGTTCGTAGGGAGCGCAGTCAGTTGGTCGACAAGAACCCAACACGCTGCATCGTTGATGAATACCAGCAGAGCAATAGCCGCGGCGCCGGCCGCTCGACTTACAAGGGGGATTGATTGATGGGCATCTATAAAGACGTGATGGGTACTCTGGTACGCGTACTGGCCGCTGACAATATCGAC